GGGACTACGGCGGTAAAAAAGAACATGTTTTTTAGCGATGCGCGTTGCCATTGCACGGGTGAGACAAACGCCTTCGCGTAACACAATCGTCTCGCGTGGCGACTCGCGGTTGAAGCCGCTCACATGCCAAACATATCCGGCAGGAGTTTTGGTGGTGGCCCAAGCGTAACAATTAAACATTGTCGCCTCGCTCATAGACGGTTTTGCCGTTTTGGACGTAAGCAATCTTGATGATGCCCTGCGCTAACGCCAACTTGAAAGCAGCGCTCGTCGTCGCGCGACCGAAGCAGTAGGTGAACATCGTTGGGCTGATGCGCGACGCAGCAACCATGCGTTTAATGCCTTCGATGCAGGTAAGAGTTTGTTGGGTAGTCATCGTCGTGTCCTTTACGTTTGATGATGTGAGTTATACACATGTGCACAACTAGTGTCAATAGTTATTTTACACAAAATAAGATATTTTTTTACGGTGTAAGCGGTGTTAAGTAGTAAAAATGCGGTGTTGGGTAGTGAAAATGCGGTGTTGGGTAGTGGTTTGGCGGTGGTTGGGTTGAGGCAACTGTCTGTTAATGAACCCGTTTGTCGAGTTGGGTATATATATGATTAAAAATCAATTTAAAAATATTGTTATACTATTGTGCAGTGCAGCGCAAAACCTACCAGCAACTTTTTGGGCACTACCCAAACTACCCAACTCGCCAAACTCATTAACTTTTGGTAATGTTTGGTAAGGCGCGACACGGACGTTGAAAGCGATGTGAGGTGCGTTGAAAGCCAAAAACCAGGCTTCGCCCCCTCTCTTACGCAAAAACGCAGCCAGGGATTCCCTCGCTGCGTCAATAAAGACGCAGTAACATATTACGCGCGCGCCGTCAATGTTTACGTAAACTAATTTATTTTCACTTTCTGTAAAAAAGTATTTGACAAAGAGTGCGCGCCGCGCTATAAACGAATCATCGAAGGTCAAATAAAGGGAACACGACAATGCAACAAGACGCACACGTAATAGCCTGGAACGCAGCGATGCAACATAACGCGCACGTAATGACTTTAAGCGCTTGGTGGCAGAACGAACTAAACTGCACACCATACCCACGCTTTCGCCGTCGGTGAACGGGCACGCTAACAGGCGAGCGCGCGCAGTGCGCGCCGCCACGCGATCTATAAGCGCGCGATAGCAGCGCGCCCCCTTTGTTTACATAAACATGTTTACAGCAAACAAGCGCGCGCTCGCGTCAATAGAACAAAGCGCGCACATTAACTGTCACACATTTGTTTACATAAACACGTTTACCGCAAACGATAGTTTACATTCAGTTATTATATACCGCGCGTTTACATAAACATGATTATTATAAACTCCCCGTTTACATAAACACGTTTACATAAACAAAGCTGCATGATTGTAAACTGTGCCATAATGATACAGTTTACATTCAATCTCATGTTTACATAAACATGTTTACGTAAACATTAAGTTTACATTTGTTTACATTCAGCTCCGTGTTTACATAAACTTAGTTTACATTCAGCTCGGCCAGGGGGCTCTGGGCCAGAGGGAAGGCGGGAATATCTATACAGGGACTGCACGAAATTTTTATTATTTTATCAGCTTGACGGCCCTCCCCTGGCGTGTAATATTAAAAGCATGATTACTCAAGCAGAACTCAAACAATCTTTGCGAATTGATCCAGACACAGGCGACATCCTTACTTTAAAAGGACGCCCCGCAGGTTCTATGACTTGGAATGGATACCGGCGTGTAACGATAAGAGGCCGCGAATATAAAGCGCATAGACTAATATGGTTATGGGTGCACGGCGAGCATCCGCCAAAGGATATGACAATAGATCATATAAACGGAGTCAAAACAGATAACAGAATTTCTAACTTGAGACTGGCAACACAAATGCAAAATACGGGGTTTTACTTTAGACCTACTGAAATGCGAAACATATATAAGGTTAAAGATCGCTACTGCGTAGAGATGCTGTATTATGGAAAACGTATTCGACGCGAAGCTAAGACCTTGGAAAGAGCTAAAGAAATACGCGCAGAGATATATGCTATTTACCCGCCATTGTGTAATCGTTAAAGCAATGATATAAAACATTTTATGACATTCCAGTCTCTGCCATATGAGCCTCGCAGCATAGAGGCCACCGAAAAAAACTTAAAGCTGATTTACGACGCCGCGCGCAAAGGCTTGAAGGGCGACGCCCTGGCCTATGCGGCTGGCATGACGCCGCAAGAATATCGGCGATTGATACAGCTTGACCCGATAGCGGAGTATGCCGAGTATAAGGGCCGCGCTGAAGGCGAAGCGGAGATGGCTGCGGTGCTCCGCACAGCGGCGTTGGCGGGCGATAGCAAAGCAGCGCTTGAGATGCTGAAGCACGCACATGGCTGGGTAGCCAAGCAGGCTGTCAGCGTAGAGGTTAACCAGACGATCAGCATCACGGCGGCGCTTCAAGAAGCGCAACAGCGCGTGATTGAAGGGCAGATCATAGATGCAAACGACGGTATATTCGCCGGAGGAAGAACAGCGCTTGATGGCGACGCTGTGGAATCCAGCGCTGAAAAACGACCCGCTGGCCTTCGTCAGATTAGCGTTCCCGTGGAAGAAACCGAATACGCCACTTGAACACTTTGAAGGCCCGCGCAAGTGGCAGCGGGAAGTGCTCGTTGAGTTGCGCGATCACATCAAAAGCAACGACGGCAAGATAGACTTCGAGACATTGCGCCTTGCAGTCAGTTCAGGGCGCGGTATCGGTAAGTCTGCGCTAGTTAGCTGGCTAACGATCTGGATGCTGACAACTAGGATCGGCTCGACGACCATCGTATCGGCCAATAGTGAGGCGCAGCTCCGTAGCGTCACCTGGGCTGAGATAACCAAGTGGCTAAGTATGTCGATACACAGTCACTGGTTCGAGGTGAGCGCGACGCGAGTGCTGCCCGCTAAGTGGATAGCGGAGTTGGTCGAACGAGATCTGAAGATGGGAACGCGCTATTGGGGCGTAGAAGGGCGGTTGTGGAGTGCAGAGAATCCTGACGCATATGCTGGCGTGCACAACTTCGCGGGTGTCATGCTGGTATTCGATGAGGCGAGCGGAATTGATGATAGTATCTGGTCAGTTGCAGCGGGCTTTTTTACGGAAAATACCCCTAATCGCTTTTGGTTGTGCTTCAGCAACCCCCGTCGTAACTCTGGTTACTTTTATGAGTGTTTTAACTCCAAGCGAGACTTTTGGCGAAATAAAATTGTCGATGCCCGCTCCGTCGAAGGCACGGATAAGGCCGTCTACCAACAGATCATTGACGAGTATGGCCCCGACTCCAGCGCCGCGCACGTCGAGGTCTACGGTCAGTTCCCCAACGCCAGCGACGACCAGTTCATCGGAAACGCGCTGGTTGACGAGGCAATGGAACGTCCCGCTATATCCGACCAGTCCGCGCCCATCGTGGTCGGAGTGGATCCAGCACGCTTTGGTGCCGACGCTACCGTCATCGCCATAAGGCAGGGCCGCGACATACTGAGCATCCGACGGCACCGTGGCGACGACACGATGGAGGTCGTGGGGCGGGTCATCGACGTGATCGAAGAGTATAAGCCAGCGCTGGTCGTCATAGATGAGGGTGGACTTGGCGCAGGTGTCGTAGATCGGCTGAAGGAGCAGCGCTACAAGGTGCGCGGAGTAAATTTTGGAAACAAATCAAGTCGGCCAGGAATGTATGGCAACAAACGCGCGGAGATGTGGGGCGCGATGAAGGACTGGCTGAAGGACGCGAGCATACCGAAGGACAGGTATTTGAAGTCAGACCTCATCGGGCCGATGATGAAGCCTGACTCGAAGGGAACGATCTTCTTAGAGTCTAAGAAGGACATGAAGTCGAGAGGTCTAGCCTCACCTGACGCAGCGGATGCTATTGCGGTGACCTTCGCATTTCCTGTCGCTAGACGCGAGCAACGAGTAGACAACCAGCGCCGCGTCAGCTATGGTCAAGGCTCCGCATCGTCTGGTTGGATGGCAAGTTAATGGTATCATTATCTGTTGGTCGTGGCGAGAAGCTATCGACAAAAGCGGGCGCTGGTCTGACGGCTAAAGGCCGTGCTAAGTATAACAAGGCCACGGGTAGCAAGCTGAAAGCACCTGCACCTAATCCTAAATCTGAGGCAGACAAGGGCCGTAAGGCGAGCTTCTGCGC